ATCGAAGCCGCCGCCCAGGCCATTGACATCCACAACACCGCCTCGCGCTGGAACAAGGCCCTGCTCGACAACTCCGCCCGCCCCTCCGGCGCCCTCGTCTACACCGCTCGCGACGGCAACCTCACGGTGGAGCAGTACGACCGCCTCAAGGCCGAGCTGGAGCAGGGCTTCCAGGGCGCGGCGCGCGCCGGCCGCCCGCTCCTGCTGGAAGGTGGCCTCGACTGGAAGTCCATGTCGCTCAGCCCCCGCGACATGGACTTCATCGAGGCCAAGCACGTCGCCGCCCGCGAGATCGCCCTCGCCCTCGGTGTCCCGCCCATGCTCCTCGGCATCCCCGGCGACAACACGTATTCGAACTACCAGGAGGCCGCCCGCACTTTCTGGCGCTCCACCGTCCTCCCGCTGGCAAGCCGCACCGCCAAGGCCCTCTCGATGTGGCTCGGTCCCGCGTACGTCGACACAACGGCAGTCGGCAATCGGCAATCGGCAGTCAAGAAAAGCGGTCTTACGATTGCCGACGCCCGACTGCCGACTGCTGGAGTCGAGCTTCGCCCCGACCTCGACGCCATCGAAGCCCTCAGCACCGAGCGCGAGGCCCTCTGGACCCGCATCGACGCTGCCACTTTCCTCACCCAGGACGAGAAGCGCGCTGCGGTGGGGTATGGGCCATCGGCGTCGTCGGGGTCAGACCCTGCGGGATAGGGGTCAGACCCCTCGCGACTGCCCTCTCATGGACTCAACAACGTTGGAGGCGAGGGGTCTGACCCCTCTCGAACCCATGCCCCCCGAACACAAATTCACCGCCATCGACCTGAAGCGCGTCGACCCCGACGGCACCTTCTCCGGCTACGCCAGCCTGTTCAACACGGAGGACATGGGCCGCGACATCGTCCTCCCCGGCGCCTTCCGCGACAGCCTGAGGGAGCGCGGCCCTGCCGGCATCAAGCTGCTCTACCAGCACAACCCCGCCGAGCCCATCGGCGTCTGGGAATCCCTCAAGGAGGACTCCCGCGGCCTCCTCGCCAAGGGCCGCCTGATGCTCGCCGTCGCCCGCGCCCGCGAGGTGCTGGCCCTGATGCGCGCCGGCGCGCTGGACGGCCTCTCCATCGGCTTCCGCGCCGTCACGGGAAAGCGCGACGCCCGCACCGGCATCCGCCGCCTCGCCCGTATCGACCTGTGGGAGATCTCCATCGTCACCTTTCCCCTCCTGCCCGAGGCCCGCATCGCCCACGTCAAGTCGGACGCTGATCATCGCCTGCTCGTTGCCATCTCCGCCGCCACCCGCCGTCTGAGGCAGTAGGCAATAGGCAGTGGGCAGTAGTGGGTTGAGCCGGTCTCGCTCGCTCGACCGACTACTGCCTACTGCCTACTGCCTATTGCCCCATCTCCAAACCGCCAAGAGGAACTCCATGCTCGAAACCAAATCCACCGACGACCTGAACGCCGCCTTCGGCGACTTCATGCGCGCCTTCGACGCCTTCAAGGAGGGCAACGACGAGCGCCTCTCGCAGCTGGAGCGCCGCGCTGGCGCCGATGTCGTCACCACCGACAAGGTCGACCGCCTCAACCGCGTCCTCGACGAGACCAGGCGCGTCGTCGACGACCTAGCGCTGAAGGCTGCCCGCCCGCACCTCGGCAGCCCGGCGAACCAAGGCCCCCGCTCCACCGTCGCCCTGCAGCACAAGGCCGCATTCGACGCCTACGTCCGCACCGGCGATGCCACCGGCCTGCGCGATCTCGAAGCCAAGGCTCTCTCCATCGGCTCCAATCCCGACGGCGGCTACCTCGCCACCGAGGAGCTGGAGACCCGTGTCAACCGCGGCGTGCGCAACATCTCGCCGGTCCGCGCCATCGCCCAGATCCGCCGCGTCTCCGGCTCGGTCTACAAGAAGCCCTTCGCCATCACTGACGCCGCCACCGGCTGGGTCGCCGAGACCGCCGCTCGCCCCGAGACCAGCACGCCCACGCTGGCCGAGCTCGCCTTCCCCACCATGGAGCTCTACGCCATGCCGGCCGCCACCTCGGCTCTCCTCGAAGACGCCGCCGTGGACATCGACGAGTGGATCGCCGACGAGGTGCAGGGCAGCTTCGCGGCCCAAGAAGGCACCGCCTTCGTCACCGGCAACGGCACCGCCAGACCCAAGGGCTTCCTCGACTACACCAAGGTCGCCAACGCCTCCTGGAGCTGGGGCAACATCGGCTACATCACGACAGGCACCGCCGGCGCCTTCCCCGCCAGCAACGCCGGCGACAAGCTGATCGACCTTGTCTACACCGTGAAGTCCGGCTACCGGGCCAACGGCACCTTCGTCTTCAACCGCGCCACGCAGGCGGTGATCCGCAAGATGAAGGACGGCGACGGCAACTATCTCTGGCAGCCTGCCGCCAAGGCCGGCGACGCCTCCACCCTGATGGGCTTCCCCGTAGCCGAATCCGAGGATATGCCCAACATCGCCACCGACAGCTACGCGATCGCCTTCGGCGACTTCCGCCGCGGCTATCTGATCGTCGACCGCGCCGGCATCCGCATCCTGCGCGACCCCTACAGCTCAAAGCCCTACGTCCTCTTCTACACCACCAAGCGCGTCGGCGGCGGCGTCCAGGACTTCGACGCCATCAAGCTCCTGCGGTTCTCCGTATAAGCGTAGGTTGGGTCAAGCGAAGCGCAGACCCAACACATTCAGGATTCGACGGTTCCGCATCACCCGTGTTGGGTCTTCGCTACCGCTCGACCCAACCTACAATGCTGCCGTCTTTCGCCCAGCCCGCGCGCCCCCTCCGCGGGAAAGGGCGACGCGAGCGGGATCGGCGTGCCCTCCCCACGTCCGATCCCGCTCGCTCTCACAACGTCGATCCCACGACTTCACGATCTCACGCCCAAACTGACCACCTCACCACATCTCACCACCAACATGCCCCTCATCCTCACTTCCGGCCCGGCCGTCGAGCCCGTCACGCTCGCCGAGGCCAAGGCGCACCTGCGCGTCGACGGCACCGCCGAGGACACGCTGATCGCCAGCCTCATCGTCACCTCGCGCCTTCACGTCGAGGCCGCCGCCGGCCTCGCCCTCGTCACCCAGAGCTGGTCCTGGCACCTCGACGCCTGGCCGCCCGGCCGCGCTGTCGAATTCCCGCTGCGCCCGATCCAGAGTATCGCCGCCGTGCGCCTCTACGACGAGAGCAGCGGTGCCACCACGCTCGACCCCGTCACATACTTCCTCGACGGCACCGCCGCGCCGCCGCGCCTCGTGCGCCACGGCGCCCTCCCCTGGCCCAGGCCCGGCCGCATCGCCAACGGCATCGAGGTGGCTTTCACCGCCGGCTACGGCCCTGCCGCCGCCGACGTGCCCGCTCCCATCCGCCAGGCCATCCTCCTCCTGGTCGCCCACTGGTACGAGCACCGCTCCCCCCTGGAGCAGGGCGCGCAGCCCGTACCGCTCCCGGCGATGGTGACGGAGCTGCTGGCGCCTTACCGGGCCGTACGTCTCTGACGGGGTGAGATGGTGAGTGGTGAGATGGCGAGTATCGGTCGGCGCATGTGGCCACCAAGGCTCCGATCTTTCGTAGGTTGGGTCGAGCGATAGCGAAGACCCAACGCCGGCGAAGCAGAACCGCCGTGCCCTGAATGCGTTGGGTCTGCGCTTCGCTTGACCCAACCTACGAAGCGTCACCGTCTTCCATCCATGCGCACCGCCCTACTGCCCTACTGCCCTACCGCCCTACTGCCCTACTGCCTCCACTCACCACTCACCACCTCACCATGAACATCGGCACCCTCCGCGATCGCCTCACCCTGGAGCAGCCCGTCCGCACGCCTGATGGCGGCGGCGGCGCGGCGGTCACATGGCAGCCCATCACGGATGTGTGGGCGCACGTCCGCCCCATCAACGGCGACGAGCGGCTCAGCCACGACCAGATCGCCGGCCGCCTCACTCACAAGGTCTGGCTCCGCCACCGCCCCGGCGTCGTGCCGGCGATGCGCTTCCGCCAGGGTGCCCGCA